CATTAGCTCTTCAGGATGACCCCATACGCTATTACACATCTTCAACACAGTAGACTTACCTGTACCTGATGTATTGTTAATTAAGTTAATAATGGCGCCTTTAAGGTTCAAGTGCTTTAATAACGGAGCACCAAAAGCTGTAAAGAAACCGAATGCGTGTGGCTCAAACTGTGGTTGGTCATAAGTTTTTACTATGCGTTTCCATTCGTCGTAATCGCCAGTAGCCGCCATATGACTAGCCAAATTACCAGTTGTACTAGAAGGAGGGCTGTAGTTGGTCCCATTTGCGCTAATTTCTTTTTCACCCAAGATAAATTCATCATTGTTTTCTGTCCATCCAAATTGTGTTCTCATAGTTTCTACCTGTGTTTTATGTTGAAGTTCTTTAACAAAGGCAATTAGGTAGTTCATGATGGCGTCCATCTGTTTCTTTGCAGCAACTACACCATGCCACGCTAGCTTGTCTCTTAATTTATCAAATGTTAAAGCATCTGTTTGAGGCATAGAGAACTCACGTATTCCGTCTCTAGGTAGATGCAACCTAATCCATACAGCGTCACCTTTAATAGGGTCTTTTAAACGCTTTACTACATACAAGTCATGCTCATAAATGTTTATTACTTTTTCTTCAGTTTCATCATCGTCACCCTTTGTCTTAAGAGACGCATATATGCCCCCATTCTTCCCCCTGAAATACGGATACGGGAGTTCAGGAACAAGGTATTTCTCCTGCTTACCTTCGGGCGTTTGTTCGATAATCGCAGCATCCGGTTCGGCAGCGACAATTTCATTGCCAAGTAATATCGGTGACGAAATCTTCCCCTTATTCGGGCAAGCGTTACAACCATCCGGGTTAAATTTAGCGAAGGTCTCACAGGTGTACGGACCCTTTGTCTGAGCCGCTTTTCTCTGCGTTTCATCAGGTGAGTACGATGGATGTAAGTTAGAAATTTTATGGATGGCTTCATCTTTATCTACACAGTGCCATGCTATTGACAGGCCTGCTCTCCAAAGTGGTTCTTCAATAGTGTCTTGGTTAATAGCAATATTCTCTAACTGTGCACACCCCTTACCATCCATAGTTTTAAGCATGATGGTTTTAAATCGGCTTTGACGGTTGCCCATCAACGCTTTAGTAACTTCGCTAAGCCCTCTAGGTATGTAGTCAGGTGCAACTAGTACGCCTACCTTATCTCTTAGTACATCATACGGTGTTTCACCTTCAAGCTTTAATAGCTCTACAGGAAACGGCGGGTCTGACTTAAAGTTCCAAGTCTCAGGCACACGTAGGATAGACGCACTCTCAGCAGTACGACTAGGGTCTGCATGAAACTCGTGTTCAACACATAGCGTTTTAAGCCTGTCGGCAACTGACTTCCACTCATTACGAGTGATTGTTTCTGTTAGTCTCCAATAAGCGTGGATACCGCGACCACTATTAACAATAGTTGGTAAAGGCCAATTAATGGTTAAACAAAATTGTTTAAGTGCTTCAAGACCGTCTGCTTTATCTTCGTATGGTTTACCTATTCCACAATCTACGTCAATCCAAAACGACTTAAAGTATGTGCTGTTTTTCTGTGTGCGCCCGTCGGTATCGTTCTCATACTTAGCGCAAGCAAAGTAAACGTCATATTGCTTCTGCACTAAGTCTTCAATAGTTTCCGCAGCTTCTTCAATGGTATCCATGAAGATTTGCCTTGGATGTCCTTCTTGTTTTAAACCGACAATGCAATACCACCCTTCTTTAGGTAGCACTGCTGTCAGTAAATCTGTTGTCGCCATCGTTGCCTTTGTCCGCAATAAAGATGGGGTAGCATGGGGTGCGGCAAATCCCCTATTCGGTCCGTCAACCTAGCTACCCCTGTAAACTTAAATGTTAAATCTAGCCTTCTTTAACATCGCTGCAATTTGTTCGGCTTTCGTTCGGTGTGGTTCTGAAATGCCAGTAAACCAGGAATACACAGCCATACGAGAAACGTCAAAACTCTCTGCAATATCTGCGACTGGTATATCCTTAGCGATGCAGTACCTACCAAGCGCAACCCCAATCTTTCTGGAGTCGGCAGCTTGGTTAGCTTGCACTAAACGAAGGCTATAACCTCTTAAGCTCATTCGTCGTCAGTAGACCAGCCACTCATAACAGACTTGAGGTCACGCTTAGCAGCCGGTTCAGCTCTTTTATCTTCACGCTTCTTTGGCTCTGCTACTTCCTCAACAACTTTTGGCGCAGCTTTAGGTGCTTCTAATTTTGGTTTAACACCATCTGTTTGAGACACAGTCATCTGTATAGCGTTCTTAGCAGCAGGTGTATCGCCTTGACGTTTAGCTGCTTCCCACTCTTCACGAGATAAAAACTTCAATGGCTTGAAGAATAACTTAGCTGTATCGCTGTTCTCATCAAAACGCATCTGAGTAACTAAAGTGTTTAGGTTATAACCCTGTGCGCCAACATACTTAGCATACTGCTCAAACGGCATGTGCTCTAAATCACCTTTACCAAAGATAGACTTAGACGCTAGCTGTAACTGGTATACATCTCCATTAACGTCATTAGCCATAGACACAGCCAAGCGACGGAAGTGGCGGCAAGCACGTGAGTCACCTTGACCTGAACCTTTAACGTTCTGTGGGCACTCTGCGCAATTATGGTGTTGAGCTTCTTTGATAGACTTGTCTGGTGCAATACCGTCGTTAGACCAGCAGTCTGGAGGAGTAGCGTCGGCTTTAGGGTTATATGCAGAGCCATAGAACTGGCGTGATACTTCTTTAGCTGCGTTAACAATAACTACTTCTAGTTCTTCGTTCTTGCTTGTCATTACTTCTTCACCGTTTACAACCATACGGAACTTACCACCACGTAATGAGATACGCTTACTGCCACCACCGCCACCTGCAAGGGCTCTAGTAACGTCATCTAGTTGTATCTCTTTTAGATAGTCGGGTAAATTATTATTAAACAATGCTAGTTCGCTCATTTTGTTTCTCCTTTAAGTTCTTTAATTTGACGATTCATATACCACTGGGCTTTTTCTAAATCTTGAATCGTATCTTGTTTCTTTCCTGCACGGGATGTGTATTTAATCACATTTCCTTTTAAGTACCCAATAAATTCTTCGGGTGTTAGTTTTGCTTTGATGTAATCAATAGTCTCAATCCCACCTACTGTGTAGTGTGCGGGGTTATTAACTGGGTCATCTAGCAACCTTACCTTAACCTTTTTAGGTTTCATTTCTACGTGAACTGGGGCATCAATGATGCCTACCAACTCTCGTTCTTTTACAGCGGGTTCCCAATCGTTCATTTGCTTCTCCTTACCATTAGTGTGTATTCACTGTCCACATTTAACCCGGCGGGCAGTAGGTCGGGGTTTTCTTCTAGAAACTGTTTCATATGCGTTTGATGTATGCGTTTCTCTAATAACTCTGGTGCATTGTATTCAAACATAAAGTCATAAAATCTTTCCCAGTCATTAGTCCAGTAACGAGTCTTAACGGAGCGCACTAATGTACCGTGTTTAGTCTTAAGACTATCAACTCCCTCTTCTTTACAAATGGCTAGTAATTCACGCTTTATTAGGTCTAGTTCTTCTGTAAGTTCTTCTTCTCGTATTTTCCAAGCGCGTTCTTCGGCCTCACGTTTAGTGTATATCTTGGTATATATAGAGATGAGTTCCTCTAATGATGGTGTATCATCCATAAGTTTTTCCTTTAAGTTATCAGGTCTATCGCCTGTTAAATCATATTAGTTCATAAACTTGACCATGTCAAGTATTTTTATTTATTTTTCTTCAGAAACTTCGCTGTTGTACAAATCAATAATTTTGCTATGTGTATCCAGTTTATTCTGCAACATGTTATATAGTCTTGTCTCTACGGGACTACCCTTAATGTGCACAATAGTCATCTTGTTTTTTTGACCTTGCCTATCAATGCGTGCGTTAGCCTGTAGATAAGTCTCAATAGAAGTAACGGGCGAATACCAAATAATTACGTTAGCGGCAGTCAGTGTAACTCCATGAGCCGCAGCTTGTGGTTGGATAATTAACACTTGAGGATTCTCTTGCTCTTGAAAATCTTTAAATATTTCAGTACGTTTATTGACGGGAACAGCACCGTTTATAACTTCACAGT